TCAGTTTGTGGACACCAAACTGGCCAGAGGGTTAAGCGCTGCTGCTTCTTCTAAATGGTCAGGAGCAAAGTGGGCATACTTCATGGTTTCACGGATATTCGCGTGACCGAGTATCCTTTGCAGCACCAGAATATTTCCCCCATTCATCATAAAGTGACTGGCGAACGTGTGGCGCAGAACGTGGGTTTTCTGACCCTCTATAAGCTGAATTGTTGTGGTAGCCAGCATCTTCTTGAAGTCCTGATAGCATGGCTTAAACATCCTGCCCTCCGTTCCTTCAGCTCATCATAAAGCCACTGCGGGATCGGAACCGTTCGGTTTTTCCCGCCTTTAGTTTTGAAGAATGACAGTTTGTTAGGTGAGAGCTGAGAGCGGGTCAAGGTTTCAGCTTCAGTCCAGCGTGCGCCGGTAGCCAGGCAAACTTTGCATATCATAGTTAAATCAGGCTTGCCGTAGCGCTCGCAGCCGTCCAGCAGCTCAGTGATCTGCCTCAAGGTCAGCCAGGACATTTCCTTTTCATCTTCCCGAAACGTTCTGACACCATCGAGGGGATTGGGTAAATTCCATTCCCCAAGCCTCTTTAGTTCATTGAATACCGCCGACAGGTAGTTTTGCTCTCTGTTGACCGTAATGGGCTTTACTTTCCACTTAGATTCATCATCGTGATAGCCATTAGAAATTTTACCCTTTAAGCGCTGATCGCGGTAATGCGCCCAATCTTTCGCGGTGAGCTGAGAAGCTATCGGATCTCCTAAGCCCTTGCATACGATTTCCAGCTTAGCTTTGCGAGATTTACCCGCTTTAAGTGATTGCCCGTGGAGAGAGTCCCAAAGCTCTATAAGCTCGCTAAGCTTACGGCGATCCTCTTTTTCTTTAATCCACGGCTTGCTTTCTGCCTCAGCGCGAGTGTAATCCTCAAAAGCTACCGCCTCCCCTTTAGTTACAAAGGTTTTACGAATGCGACGACTGCCACGATCATCTAAATAAAAGTCGGCCAGCCATTCTCCATTAGGTAGCTTCTTTATTGACATCTATTTGCCTGCCAGAGTTTTGCGATAATTACTGATGCTGTTTGCAGCGATAGCAATACATACCAGCAAGAAAACATATGAAATCCAGATTGGGGCTAGAAAGCTGAACAGCATAATGGTTCCAAGAACGGCTCCACAAAGGCATAGAAAAAAGAAAGCTTTGAAACCTTTTGTATGTTCGACCTTAGAATTATAATGCGCAGCCAAACAGCCGCATAAAGTTGCTAACGGAAATAAAAACAAATAAACCATACAGCACCTATATAGATTTCTTTATGGTGAGCGCAACGATGCCAATCGGGGTTACGTCGCTCGCAGAACATTCGAATGATGAAATATCACAAGATACTTTAATACGGTTTCCGGGCAGTCTTGATACGGTATAAATATCTTTATTACCATCAATATCAAGCAACCAGTCACCATTACCAATTGTTTTAACGTCTTCTTCAATTAGATAGGAAGAGGTGCCTTTTTCAAGATAAAACGGTTTAATTAACTTAAGTCCGAAAAGGCTAACATCCAAATTAACAAAGCCCAATTCATCAAGCACACCACCCGACAGCCTTCTTTTTGGAAGCGAGAACTCATTTGAATCAGGAGTATTTTGATTTTTTTTCGATTTATCGTCTAAGCCGGTAGCAAGCCAAGAAAGTGAAACGCCCGTATCAAGAGCGCAAGTAATTACCACATCACCAGGAAAGTATTCTCTGCGCCCCAAGCGCTCATGGTTGCGGACGGTATATCTAGCAGCTCACCAAGTTGCTTTTGCATTGTGAAGCCATAAGCATGCAAGACGCGCTGGAGTACAGTCTTTCCTCCACTTGCCAGCATATGTTCGTGAAGCTTCTTACCTGATAAGCGTGGGTGCCTCTCACCATCTGAACTTACATTTGCAATCTCACCTTCCATCAACCATCTAAGGTCAGCCCCTGTATCCAGGGAGCACTGGATGATGTAATCGCCCGGAAGGCTTTGCCGAGACACCCAATTTTGGATTGTAGGTAAAGGAATTCTCAAGAGTTCGGCCAGCTCAGGACGTGAGCTAACGCCATAAGATCTAAGGATTCTTTCTAGTATAGCCTTCGTATCTTTGTTGGAATCGCTCATAAGCCCTTCAAATAATCCGTTATGATCACTTTACACATATCCATTTGGATCATATTATCCATTTCGTTAGTTTGACTGCACGCCAATGCACCAGAATCACTACAATCGGAGATAATCTCTTATGACCCCTCAAATTACAATACCAAGCGGCCCCGATCTGATGACCTATGAACAGTTCGCGCAGGCCTATGGTTACAGCCTTCGTACCGTAAAACAGATGGTTGCAGATGGCGATCTTCTTGTTATGCCACGCAAAAAAGATGGTGGCGCTGCCCGAATCAACATGGTTGCCTTCCGCGCGCGTTTGCTCGCTCAAGGTGTCAATTGCAGATACGTAGCTGCGTAACAACTTAATTATTTAAGTTGAGCAAAGGAATGACCATGTTTGATTTTAAGACTTCCACCCATAACGAATATGACGACGCCTGCCGCAAGTTTGCGCTTACGCACAACATGACGGAGCTGGCGCAGCGGGCAGGTATGAAAGTGCAGACCCTGCGCAACAAGCTGAACCCGGATCAAATGCATCAGCTGACCGTTCCTGAAGTGCTGTTGCTTACCGATCTGACCGAAGACGCCACGCTGATGGACGGAATGCTGGCGCAGCTGCAGTGTCTGCCGTGCGTGCCGGTTAACGAGCTGGCAAAAGAGAAGTTTCCGACGTACGTGCTGAAGGCAACCGCCGAAGTCGGGCATATGGCCGCTAACGCCGCGAACCCGGAGCGTATTACGGCAACCTGTCGCCGCGGCATTCTGGAAGCTGCAAATACCGGGATCCGCTGCATGATGCTGGCCGCGCTGGCCGTGCAGAACCGCGTTCACTCTAACCCTACTCTAGCCTCAACCGTTGACGCTATCAGCGGGCTGGGTGCTTCGATTGGCATCAGCTGAGGGCGCACGATGATTTCATTTGCGGCACGCCTCAAGCGTCAGAGTCCGTCAATGTCATACGGGCATGGCTGGATTATGGGCGAGAACGGCAAGCGCTGGCATCCGGTACTGAGCCAGCAGGTACAGGTAAAAGAGCAAAGAGGTAAAGCATGGCTATCGAGGGCGATTCAATGCTGGTCGAGCTTTCTGCCGGCCAACGGGTTTCGGCGCTGAATCACGTAGCCTTAATCCGCGCGCAGCTGATGGGCGGCAACTGTGAAAAAGATATGACCCGTTTTTTCTCTGAAATGCGCGATGTGACAGACAGTAATTATCAGGACAACAAGCGCGCACTGAGCGCGATTCTCTTCCTGGCAAACATCGGTAAAGACAGGCACGAGGCTGAATTTAGTGAACTGACTACTGATGAAAGAGCGGCGCTTATTCGTGCAATGAATCATCTAAAAGCAGTCGTGAGTTTATTTCCGAAGCGAATGGCTCTGCCTAATTAATTAACCCCAAGCAAATAAATGGCGTAAACCCGCCGGGCATTCTTTTGCCCAAATTCAGGAGAAAGTGAAATGCGAAATATCGAGAAATTTAATTTTGACGCTGATACCGAGGCGCTGGCTGCAGTTATTACCAAGGCGCGCCTTGAAGAGCGCAAAGACCGCGCGCTGGCAGTGTCAGAGCGCCTTGTTGAGCTGGCCGTGCATGTACATCAGCAGGGGCTTTCTTCTGTCGAGGCTGCCGACCTGATCCGCCGCGAGGCAGAGCGTTATCAGAACGAATCGCAGGAGCTGCACTAATGGCCGACTCTATCGACATGGCGCAGCAGCGCGCCGACGAGCTGCTGGCACGCAACATCGCCAGCGTGGTTAACCGCCCGGTCAGCGTGGGGGCTTCATTCTGTGAAGACTGCGACGCGCCGATCCCGGAACAGCGCCGCCGCGTCGTGCGTGGCGTGACCCGCTGCGTCAGCTGTCAGGACATGGCCGAACGGTACGCGAAAGTTTCAAAAGGCGGTGCGGTATGAGCGCGATCCTGAAATGGGCAGGCAGCAAGACCCGCGTAATGCCGGAGCTGCTGGCGCACCTGCCAGCAGGTGATCGCCTGGTCGAACCCTTCGCGGGTTCCTGCGCGGTGATGATGAGCACCGATTACCCTTCCTATCTGGTAGCGGATATTAACCCCGACCTGATCAACCTGTACCGCCAGATAAAGGAGCATGCCCGCCCCTTTATCGTTGTGGCGGCCAGCCTGTTTAACCAGAACAACACCGGCGAAGACTATCTTGCTATCCGCGAGGCGTTCAACCATAACCCGGCGCTGCCCCTGCTGGAGCGCGCCGCGCACTTCCTCTACCTGAACCGCCACGGCTATCGCGGCATGTGCCGTTACAATCGCCGCGGTGAATTTAATATCCCCTTCGGCAATTACACAAAACCTTATTTTCCGCTGGCTGAAATCGAGGCGTTTGCAGAGAAGGCGCAGCGCGCGACGTTTATCTGCGCCGACTTCCGCGAGACGCTGCCACTCGCTAAAGCCGGGGATGTGGTGTACTGCGATCCGCCGTATGACGGGACTTTCTCGGACTACCACACCGCCGGATTCGGCAAAGATGAGCATCACGATCTTGTCAGCATGTTGCTCGGCGTCTCGGAGCGCTGCCCGGTTGTCGTTTCAAACAGCGATACCTTCTACACCCGCAGCATCCTGCGCGATTTCGACATTACCAAAATCAGCGTAGCCCGCTCGGTCGGCATTGCCGCAGGTGAGAGCAAACGCGCATCGGAAATCATCGCGGTGCGCCGCCTTAAGCCCGTGCCGGTTGTTACTGGTTTTGATCTGGCTGCAGGGGCGGACCACTCCGCAATAATGGAGGTGCAGCCATGATTGATTCTCGCTGCTTTGCGCCTGGCGTCATGAACCTTGTAACCGTTTCAGGCGGTAAGGACAGCCTGGCTGACTGGCTGCTCGCTATTGAATCTGGCGTTGAGTTTCAGGCTGCGCATGCTGATACAGGTCACGAGCACCCTGAAACCGTCGAGTACCTCAATTATCTTGAGTCCAGGCTCGGCCCGCTGCGTCGGATCAGGGCTGATTTTACCCAGCGTATCGTGGATAAAAGGACCTTTGTAAAAGACAAGTGGCCGACTTCTCTGGTCAGGGATTTGGGGTTCACTGAAACTGAAGCCGCTTCAATTGTCCGTCGCGCCCTGAATGCCCTGAAGCCTACCGGCATTCCTTTCCTTGATATGTGCATCTGGAAAGGCACATTCCCTTCAACGCAGCGCAAGTTTTTCTCTTTCGAGCTGAAACAGATCCCGATGCAGGAGCAAGTGGTAGACAGGCTGGTTGCAGAGGGTAAGCGCGTCATTACGTGGCAGGGAGTTCGTGCGCAGGAATCCGCGAGCCGCGCAGCGCTGGCTGAATGGTAAGAAGGCTTTGACCTCGGGCCGGGCCTGTCGATTTACCGGCCGATCCTCAACTGGACGCATGATGATGTCTTTGCACTGGCAAAGCGTCACGGGATCAAACCCAATCCGCTTTATCAGCAAGGCTGTAGCCGGGTTGGTTGCATGCCATGCGTAAACGTAAACAAAGCCGAACTGGCGGAGATTTTTACCCGCTGGCCTGAGGAAATCAGCCGCGTTGCGGAGTGGGAACGGATTGTTGCCCAGTGCTCGCGCCGTGGTAACGCTGCGTTTTTCCATTCAGGCATGGATCCGGTTAAAGCAGAAACAAACGGCAGAAAGGTCACTCTCGCCTCGCACGGCATTGAAACCTACCGGGACTGGGCACTGACTACGCGCGGCGGTCGTCAGTTCGACATGCTGGCAGCGATGGACAACAAGTCCGTTTGCAGTAGCGTGTATCTGGGGGTTTGCGAGTGATTCAGGAATACGCTTACCCGTGGAACGCTCCACGGGAAGCCATCGCCAGTCCGTATCCCACCTATGAGGAAATGCACAGCCGCAGTCAGATGATTGCGGCTTTAGCGCGTGCGCAGGAATTACTGGAAAAGCAGCCGACGCTGATCCAGCTCGACGTTAAGCGCCGCGTCAGCGAGCTTGAAAAGACCCAGGGCATTGCCCGTGCCAATGCGTACTTAGCAAAAACCTTTGTTGAGCGCACATTGCCACGCGTTGAATGCGTCAGTGAGCAGTACCGCCTCGGCGAAATGAGTAGCGGCACGTTTAACCTGCTTGCAGGCAATGCCGCGCAACAGACTGGCGCGGCCAGCGCGGCCGGCACGCTGTGGGAGCTGATGCGCCGCTTTAACCGCCTGCCCGACATGGCGCGCGCCGACGTCGATCTGCTGGCCGGCGATGTGGCTAATTTCATCCTCGCCGAGCTGGTACAGGCGCACGCGCAGGCCAGCGACGAGTCGGATTACAAATACACGTACCGCGTTTACATGACCGCCGCCACTATCACCCGCGAGCTGAGCCAGACACCGCCGCTGTGGGAAAAAGTCACGTCCCGTCTGTTCGACCCGGAGGAAGTGACCCCGGCGATCATGCGCATGCAGACCGAAAAGTGGTGGAAGGGCCGCCTGCGCCGCGTCGCCGCGTCATGGCGTGAACACCTGCAGATTGCCCTGGCTAACGTCAGCAAAAAACATACCCCTTATGCCAGCAACATGACCGTCTCAGAGTGGCGCGAGCAGAAGCGCCGCACCCGTGAGTTTCTGAAAGGCATGGAGCTGGAAGACGAGGAAGGCAACCGCATCAGTTTGATCGAGAAGTACGACGGCAGCGTGGCTAACCCGGCGATCCGTCGCTGCGAGCTGATGACCCGCATTCGCGGCTTCGAAAACATCTGCAACGAAATGGGCTTCATTGGCGAGTTCTACACGCTGACCGCCCCGGCGCGCTATCACGCCACAATCAAAACAGGCCATCGCAACCGTAAATGGAACGGCGCCAGCCCGGCCGACACCCAGCGCTATCTCCGCAGCGTCTGGCAAAAAATCCGCGCCAAGCTGCACCGCGAGGAAATCCGCATCTTCGGGATCCGCGTTGCCGAGCCTCACCACGACGCGACCCCGCACTGGCACATGCTGATGTTTATGCGTCCTGAACAGGTTGAGCGCGTGCGCGAGATTATGCGCGATTACGCCTGGCAGGAAGACAGCGGCGAGCTGACGACAGACAAGGCCCGCAAGGCCCGCTTTCACGCCGAGGCTATCGACCCGGAGAAAGGCAGCGCTACCGGCTACGTGGCTAAGTACATTTCCAAAAATATCGACGGCTACGCGCTGGACGGCGAGACGGACGACGAAAGCGGCAAAGACCTGAAGGAAACCGCCTCGGCCGTCTCCGCCTGGGCGGCCCGCTGGCACATCCGGCAATTCCAGTTTGTGGGCGGCGCGCCGGTCACGGTTTACCGCGAGCTGCGGCGCATGGCAGACAGCGACACCGCACACGGCCTCAGCGTTGAGTTTGCTGCCGCGCATGACGCCGCCGACGCGGGAGACTGGGCAGGATACGTTAACGCACAGGGCGGCCCTTTCGTGCGCCGCGACGAGCTGGCCGTGCGCACCTGGTATCAGGCCAGCGAAGACGTGAACGAGTACGGCGAGGAAACAGTGCGCATCAAGGGCGTTTACGCAACGGAAGTTGGCGAAGACACCCCGATCCTCACCCGTCTGGCGCAGTGGAAAATTGTGCCGAAACGTGCCGTTGATTTGGGTTTTGAATTTAAGGACGCGTCCGCGTCCTCTCGGAGTTCTGTCAATAACTGTACGGGGGGATTGAGATCTGAGGATTCGAACCCGCCGGAAAGTTTCGACAATATCGACCTGGACGGCATGAGCAGAAGACAACGGCGGCAGCTGCTGAGCCGGATCAGGGCGCAGGAGCCAGAAAAGCGGCACCTGCAGCTGAGGCGGTCGGACAAAATCGAGGCCGCGTGCGATAACGTGATAGGCCAGGTGAAGGATTTATGCGGTGAAACCATCAGCCGCGGGCTCGCCGTGCGTCTGATTGGCGACACGCAGATCAAGATCGCCGGCCGCCTGTTCCGCAGCTCGGCTTATGGCGAACTGTTCCGCCCAATAATAGAGCCAAAAAAGCCAAGCGCATTGGAACGCCTTAACCGTCTGGCGCAGATTTCACGAGCAAAAAACAATCAATAATGGGCTAAATTTAATGATTAGCGGGCTACTGATAGTCTGAATATTATGTGCTGAGCTCATCCGTGCATAGCTTGAGCAGAAAAGGAAAGTTGTTGCGTATCAGCCAGATAAAAAAATATTCTGGCTCAGACATTTTTCTTTCTCTACTTATAAATGCTGTGCTACTGTATAAATACACAGTAAAATTTGGGGAGGGAAAATGACGCCTCAGGAATCAAGCCAGATGCATAAAAAAATGGCGTGCATGCAGTTTATTGCGGAGGTTTCGCTGATTGCTAACTGCAAGCCGTCTGACCTGAAACTGGCACTCACCATTATTGCCGAATTGGCAAACTCAGAAACTCGTCAGGATGCTGATGAGGAAATCTTCTACGCTGCTGAATAAGGAGATTGCGATGCGAATTGAACTCATGCTCGATAAAAATCACAAAATAAGCCAGCCAGTCCTTGATGCTTTCCATGCCGAAGTTAACAGACGCGTAGTTGCGCTTTTTCCTGATGCTGTGGTGCGAGTTCGTCAGGGCAGCCACACCAGAATAGAAACACCTGGCCTCAAAATTGATGAGGACAGGAGACGAGTAAATGATCTGCTCCAGAACGTCTGGGAAGATGACAGCTGGTTGCACTGATAACCGTGCAGACGTCAAAAGTTTGATTTTGACGGCGACATGGTTGAACAACGAGCGCGCGAGGCGTTAGGTTATGGGTGGACGCGACTCTGAATTTCAGGTTGTTTACCGTGGTGAAGCCCTCCCCTATTTCCGCCCCGGTGGATGGGTTATGTTTCAACGGTCGCGCGAGTCCGGCGGCGGTTTCTGGCTGGGGCAGACTTTCGAAAATACGTTTATCTTTGGCCGGCCGTTTCCCCTGACTTATCGGGAGGCTCTTCTGCTTGTCATGGATTTCACCAGGCGCAGAGCTGAAGCGCCAGAGTCAGAACCTGATGACCAGTTGCCCCTGTTTTGAAGTTGCCCGGCAGTGCATGACTATGCTGCATGAATTCGCATGATCCCGAAAGGATCATTTATGCCCCGGCCCGCCAGTAATGGCGGGCTTTAGCTTATGTCATGCACCTGCATGAAAACCACTACATAAAGCGGGCAGGCGTGGCGGGGGTACGAGCGCGCGCATTCACCTAATGACATGCATTGAAACAGATTATACTATGCACCTTTAATGAGGAGGATTCTTATGGATTACCCTATAAAAAACATATCAGTAAAATTAAATCCTAATGAAGAAAATGTTAATATCCCTTTGGAAGGAAAAAATTTAATTATTGTAGGTAATAATGGGGCAGGCAAAACAAAGTTTCTTAATAGAATCTTTGAATGTCTAAATAAATTTTATAATTATCATGATATTTATTGCATTGAAAACATAGAGAAGCAAGCTGGATTCCTAAAAGAGCAGTTGAAATACCATAACCACGATGACATCAACTACATTAACTTTGAAAGAAACTACAATAATGAAATAGAAAAGCTAAGAGAGCTTCATGAGCTAAATATTACTTTCTTTTCAGCTACGCTATTTAAAAAAGAGATCGTGCAAAAAAAACTTTTACTGAAATTTCTGCAAGCTCATAGAAAGTATGAAAGCAATCAAGACAATCAGCTAACCAGCATAGATTCTTTGTTTGAAAATTATAACAAGCAACCTGATAACATTTATAATCAAGCGAGCAATTTTTTCGAATCATTCCTTGTATCAATGTCAAACTACGCGCTCTTGCAAAAAGGAAGTGATAACTTTGATGAGTTTAACAGAGTTAACAAAAACATTCTAAAAATTGAAAGCGACATAAAATCCTTGCTTGAAAGTGATGATTTAAAACTGCACTACAATCTTAATTCTTTGAGAATGGAAATTTTGCAAAAAGGAAGGGAGCCATTAAAATTCCAGATGTTGCCCTCTGGATTTGCATCTATCTTAGCAATTTACGCAGAGTTAATTATGCACGCTGAGTTAAGAAAGATTGATAAGGATAACCTCAACGGCATTGTTATTGTGGATGAAATTGATGCGCATTTACATGTCACCCTTCAGAAAAAGGTGTTCAATTTTTTTGCAAATAGCTTTCCTAACATTCAATTTATTATATCAACACACTCACCTTTTGTTGTGCAATCAGTTTCTGACTCAGTGATTTTCAATCTAAGCACTAAAGAAATTTTGAAAGACTTGTCTTTATATTCTTACACTTCGATTATTAGTGGACTTTTGGGTGAAACTACGAGTTCAGAAGAGCTTAATAACCTATTGAACGAGTTAGACATTCTTTCAAGGGAAAATAATTTTAATGATAGATTTCATGAGTTATCTTCTATTATTGAAAAGAGCTTTGAAAAAATGGATTCAAAATCGAAGTCAATTTTCATGATAACTCAGAACAAGTTTACAGAATGGGAGGAAAAAGAATAAAATGTTTAATGTAAACAGAACTACCCCTCCGCCTTCCAGCTTGGCTAGAAATAATTATCAGTCAAGGGAGGTCGTTGAAAGACTTCGGGATATCTTTCATGATAAGTGTTATTTATGTGAGCAATCTAATATTTCCAACCCTGAAGTGGAACATTTAATACCGCACGGGGATGATCCTTTATTAAAATATGGATGGGACAATCTTTTTTATGCTTGTAGGAGATGCAATGGCATTAAGGCAGCTAATCAAGACAGGCTATTAGATTGCTCAAACAATAGCGTAAACGTATTTGATGAAATTATTCACCTTGCTGGAAACGCGGTTAGTGGAGAGATCGAAATTAGAGCCTCTAAAGCTAACCCTAGTCCAGAAACCCTGAATACGATAAAACTGCTTAAAAAATGCTTTAATGAGGACGGGACGGCATATAGAGACATATCAAAAGAAAGCTTGCTTGAAGAAATTTTGGAGGAATTTTCAGGCTATTTTTTCTTTAGACGGATATTGGTTTCAAGGAAAAGCTTACCAGAAGAAATAAATGATGCTATGGATAGGTTAAAGTTAATGTGCAATGTTAAATATCCATTCTCCGTTTTCTGGAGATGGCATATTATTACTGATGGATTATTAAATAGAAAACATCCCAACATTAGAGGTACGCTGGGGTTTTGATTTTATCATAGAGAATACTTTCTAAAAGATATAACCTCCTCTCCTATCCAACTATTAAGTTCGCTTAGTCGTTCTTGAAGAGGAGTTATTTCATTTTTAACAAAAACTTTGCTTGCTTTCTCAACATCTCCGAACCCCCCTACATTATTAGGCACGATACCCATCATCTGCGGCGGCACCCGGTGCGCGGCTAGCATGTCATCGCGGCTCACGTTCTTGATGTTCAGAAACTCATCCTTTGCCGCCACCTCTGACAGCGGGATGATTTGAATACCGTCCTTTTTACCGCTCGGCGAGTACATGAACAGGTTGCGAAAGTTGCCAGGGCCCTTCGTGCTTTTCATGGCTTTGCGCATGGCGTCCACATCTTCCTGATTCTGCGCGGGGTCAGTAACGTACATGATGTAACCCGCATGGTTGCCGTTCAGGTAATACTTACGGCGAAACAGCGTCGCTGACTCGTTCAGCAATGTGGACGGGATGGCCGAAAGATATTCCGGCAGGCCGTAAACCTCCTGATTCAGATCCGGCTCCATCAGGTGAAATACGTTGCCAGGCGTGAACTGATAAGGTTGCGTGCTCAGGCCGTACTGCAAAAACCAGTATGTGTCGAGATCGATTCCTCGCCGCGTGAATTTTGCCAGCGCAGGCTCTAGTGCCAACACACCACCAAGCCGGTTGGTCCGCTTCTCCAGATAGGCGTTACCAAACACCAGATAGTCCTGCACAAACCGGCTGAATGCCTGCTGACTCAGCAGCGGGTGCGGGATAAACGAGCTGGTCAGGATGTTGCGCTTCACGTTGAGCGGCGAGCTGTGATGCACGGCGGCGCGGAACGTGCGCGCCAGCCCGTCAAAGCTCACCGGCGGTTCATACCAGCGATCGTTAATGACGCACTCCACGTAGTCGAGCAGCTCGCGGCGGTCCAGTACCGGGATAGGGTCGCCAAAGGTAAACGCCTCTGCCACCGCGCTACCGGCCATCTGCTGCTGCACGGGCTGGGTGCGCGTGCGGTTCCTGCGTTTGCTCATCAGTAAATCTCCATAATGTTGCGGCTGTGGGCGGCTTCGCCCTGCAGCGGTTCGTTTGCCAGCGCGTGCATCGTCGCCCAGGCGAGATCGGCGTGGCTTGCCTCTTCGCTGCGGCTGGCTTCGTAGGTCGGTCGGTTGCCGCTGGCCGTAGTGGCGCGGCGGATGGCCATGAATGACTGCGCGATGTCGAGGTGTCCGGCGTCGAACTCCAGGCGACCGCTGCTGATGATGTCGAACGCCTTCAGCACCAGGGCGTTTTTCACGTTCGGGTTATAGACAAACTCCTTCACCGCCGGGAAAAACATCTTCACGTTTTCATACACGCCGAGGCCGACGCCGGTGGAGTCGATGCCGATATAAGTGACGTTATACTGCTGGGTTAACTTTTTGATGGACTCGGCCTGCGCGCGAAAGTCCATGCCGCGCCACTGGTGGCGCTCCAGAATGCGGAACTTACCGCCCGGCACGGCAGGCGGCGCGATCACCACGCACCCGGCGCTGTCGCCGTTCTGCGTGCCCTTCGCCGGGTCATAGCCAATCCAGACTTCGCGCCAGCCGAACGGGCGCAGCGCCAGCGCCTCGAAGTCGTTCCAGACTTCCCAGCTGTCTACCATGCACTTCTGCAGCAGCTGCAGCGGGAACACGGACGCCAGGTCGTCCACGAATTCGCACATCAGCAGGTTCTGATATTCCGGCGGGCTGTACTCCAGGCGCAGCTGATCGAGGTCGAACAGGTTACAGCCGCCGCGCACGGCGTCCTCAACCGTGACAATCTGGCGGAACTGGCCGTCATCGCAGAAGCGGCCCGGCGACAGGTTGCCGTGGGTCAGGTTGATGTCCACGCGGTCCGCCTTAGCGCGCCCACGGTTAAAGAGCGCGCCGGACCAGAACGGATAGGCGCTGTGCGTCAGGCTGGATGGGGTGGAAAAGTAGGTCTGCCGCCATTTCTTGTGCAGGGCCATGCCGGACGCCACCTTGCGCAGCTCCTGAAACTTCGGGATCCAGAAATATTCATCCAGGTACAGATTGCCGTGATAGCTCTGCGCGGTGCGGGCGTTGGTGCCGAGAAAGTACAGGCATGCGCCGTTGCTGAGCGTCATCGGGTCGCCTTTCAGCTCTACATCCACCTCTTTGGCGAACTCCATGATGTACTGCTTGAAGACGTGCGCCTGCGCCTTGCTGGCTGAGAGAAAAATCTGGTTGCGCCCGGTGGTCAGGGCATCGATCAGCGCCTCGCGGGCAAAATAAAACGTCGCGCCGATCTGACGGGATTTAAGCACGTTGCGGATGCGGTGCTTGTTGCCTGCATCCCACCACTGGCGCTGATAGCCGAACATCGAGCCGTGGAAAATCTCCTGCAGTTTCTCGATCTGTTCGTCGCTGAATACGTTTTTTTCCGGTGACTTGCGGGGGCCGCTGTTTCTGTTTGCCACCTTCGGGTTAAGGTCCGCCTCGTTCCCGCCGTTGCTGAACTTGCCGATGCGGGCGTGGCGCTCGGACTGGCGCGCCCGCAGGTCAATTTCCTTGTAGTCCTTCCCTTCTTTCGTCTCCTTCATGACCAGCTGACAGTAGCGCGCGGCGGTGGTGAGCTGCATCTGGTCAAGCGGACCGTAGTCGTTCCACTTGTCGCGCTTCTTCCAGCTGTGAACGGTTGCGGGTTTCTCTCCCAGCATTTCAGCAATGCGGGCGATACGGTATCCCTGAAAGTACAGGAGCAAGGCCTGCCTGCGGGGATCGAGGTCTTCGGGGGCGAGTGTCGTTGTCATGGCCCCAAAATACGGCCCCGGCGGTCCCTTTTCCGCCGCCCCTCATTGTGTGGTTTTCCGCACAATGGCCCCGCGTTGTTTCGATACCCCTCCCGCCGCAAACATAGAGCCTCAAAGCGATTTTTCACAACGGAGCCTGGCTCATGACAGTAACTGCAAAGCGTTTTCGGATCGGGGTGGAAGGTGCCACCACGGACGGGCGCGAAATTTCCCGCGAGTGGCTCTTGCAGATGGCCGCCGCGTACAACCCGCAGGTCTACACCGCGCTGATTAATCTGGAGCACATCAAGTCTTACGCCCCGGACAACACCTTTAACCGCTACGGCTCGGTGAGCGCGCTGGTTGCGGAGGAAATCACCGACGGACCGCTGGCCGGGAAAATGGCGCTCTACGCCGACATCCTGCCAACGGATTCGCTCGTCGAGCTGGTCAAAAAGGGTCAGAAGCTTTTCACCTCCATGGAGGTCAGCACCAAATTTGCCGACACCGGCAAAGCCTACCTGGTCGGCCTGGCTGCCACGGACGATCCGGCGAGCCTCGGCACCGAAATGCTGGCGTTCAGCGCGTCGGCGGAAAAGAACCCGCTGGCAAACCGCAAACAGAACCCGGACAACCTCTTTACCGCCGCCACCGAAACCGTGATCGAGCTGGAAGAGGTGCCGGAGGAAAAGCCCGCCCTGTTTACCCGCATCAAGGCGATGTTTGCCAAACAAAAGCAGACCGATGACGACCGTTTCAGCGACGTGCATCAGGCGGTCGAGCTGATTGCCAGCGAGCAGCAGAGCTATAGCACCCGCACCGACAGAACGCTGGGCGAGCAGGCCGAGCGCCTGAGCCAGCTGGAAAGCAGCCTGCAGTCGCAGCTGGATGATCTGTCGGCGCAGAAGGAAGCCTTTAACGAACTCAAAGAGCAGCTGGAGCGCGCAGACAGCCGCCCGGACTATCGCCAGCGCGCACCGGGCGGCGATGCGCCGGCCGCTCACCTGACCAACTGCTAAGGAGCAGTACACCCCATGAAAAAACAGACCCGTTTTGCCTTTAACGCCTACCTGAGCCAGCTGGCGCGCATCTATTCCGTGGAGATTGCGGAGCTTTCCAGCAAGTTCAGCGTGGAGCCGTCCGTGGCGCAGACGCTGGAGGACACCATCCAGCAGAGCACCGCGTTTCTGACGCTGGTTAACGTTATCGCCGTATCTGAACAGTCCGGCCAGCTGCTGGGCCTCGGC